ACTTCGTTGGTCAGTGATACTAGTACGTTACCACCAAGGATCAAGTTACCACCTGGTGTAATACCATCATGTACACGCACTGTTTTTAAATCAGTGTCATAGGTGATTTCACCGATAGGGCCTGTATAGTGTTGGCTAACTATAGTGTTGCCGCGTTTAAGTATAAATTGTCTAATTTGGTCAGTCATTATTGTATCTCCCCACCGTCAATGATAAAGTCAGGTAATGGAGTTTGAGCTGCACTTTCATACCAACCTGGTAACACTTCTAAATCTAATTGCGCTGTAAAATTATCATCCATAAACAGTGGACGTTCTTGGTTTGTTGTTAATTCTATTCTTTTTACTGTGGCTTTGTAGAGCCTTTGGTCTAGAGCATTTACTGTGTTCTTATCTATGGTAACAGTGGCTATACCTACATTAGCGTTGGCCCAATCACAGCTGATGCTGACTATGGCATTTTCTATCACTGGATCCTGTATATCCAACTGTAGGTCGTACCCATATAAATTCACTGGTTTTTGATCTTGATTTTTTACCTGTATCTTAAGTGGATTGTCTATACCTTGGTAGATCTTAATGGGTCTGTTATACACTGTTCTGTACCTCGTTGTAATTTCGGGCGTCCAATCCAAAAGTTGTAGCTCGATCGTTTGATCATATAAATAACTTGTAATCACTGTACTCAATTTGCTGGATCCTTTAGTATATTTATCGCAGACACATGGAAGATAGTTACAAGAAATTATTAGATCAATACCCGTTTATCAGCTATATAACCTATGGCGGTAACGATTATATCGGTATCATACAGAATTCAGACGAATTGATCACCACTATCTACGACTATGCGGCCCTGCGTACTCTAACACAGAAGACACAGTTTTTAGAGCTGGCAGATCAATGGTGGTGGGAAAGCAATAGACTAGTGCCTATTAATGTATTTTTAAAGCAGGATTGGGTAGAGTTTAGAGTCTGTTTGAAAACATTCAACAGCAAAGATGTAGAAATAAAACACGGGCCTTATATAAGCCTAAAAGAAATAGCTAATAAACGCAGTAAACGTCGCAGTATTACACTTGTTCGCAAAGTAAGTTAAGATTTACCACAACTAACTGGCTGTACGCAATCGCGTGGGCTTTTTTGAAACTGTACTCACCCTCAACCTTATCCCAAACAGTCTCAGCAACTTCCTTCCAACTTTTGCCAATTAAATGACGTTTACCCGGACGAATCACAGCTAAGAACATAGCCAGTCTAGGAATAGTATCTACAGGCTCTGGCATCTTAAGCAAGGTATCATAATGATTGTTGATGTGAATTAACTGCGCACATATTGTTGGATCATATAACTTAGTCCAATTAGGAGCCTGCATAAGTTTGATTAAATGTTCTTCACTTTTGACTTGTTTATAAACGTGTACGTTAAGCAAGTCTAGTTTCATGTAACCGCGATCTTCTGCGGCCTGATAGTCCAAACTAGCTGATCCTGAGAATGGATCTACCGGTATGTCTGTAGCATATACCCCTGTATTATGACGAGTTAACTTACCATCACGAATAATACTAGCTGGAGTAACATCAAGTAAGTTTAATACCTGTTCGCGGTCAGCAAAGTCTATGTCAATATCGCTTTTAAATTTCACATGATCTCCGGTGGTAAAAAATCTGGTGGAGGAGTGCCTGGTGCTAGCCCAATTGGTTCTTGTGTTTGTGCGTAGGCATTACGTTCAATACGATCCAGCTGTTCACGAGCTTTCATTATATCGTGATTGATCAGTGTAATATCTGCACGCAGTAATACCAATTCAGCTTTGATTTCATCAAACAGCACACGTAGTTCATCTGCTATCATAAGCCCGCTTCCTTCAATATTGTTTTTACCCATTCAGTGTCCGCTACATAGTCTCTAAATTTCTGTTGCCAATAGTCAGGATCAATCCAAGGCAGGATCAATCCAATCTGTTCGTCATTGAGTTGCTCAAGAAACTCCACGCCCGTAGCGCAATTAAATACAATCCAAGGACTAACGCGACCATTGGCAATATGATGACAAATCCTATTTGGATTGCCGTATCTAAAATAGTCTCTAAACCCATTAGCAAACTTTTGATGTTCGTCTGCATAATCCTGCATCTCCTTTAGAGCACGTTCAAGTGCATCTTGAACTGCTTCTTTACGCATATAGTTTTTTAAATATTCTAAATATACTCGTTCATGTGTCCAGTGATCAAGTTTTTTGTTTTCTTTAATCACATAGTCTATAAACATACGAGGATTAACTGCACGTATACCTACCATGTGACGGCCAAATTTAACAAAAGCACGGTAGTAGGGACTGTCAACAAAGTCTGAGTATGACTTCATCTTAGCTGAACCCTGTGTTAGTTCATAAAAGCGTAGATATGCCTGCAAACCAAACTGCACGCCTGTTTCTTTTTCTTCCTGCCATCGTCGTTTTTGTTCACACAGATGTACCGCAAGACTTGACTCTTTGCGGAATTCTTTGTCACAATAGCGACACTTATAGCTCGGCTTTAATTGATTTGTCATCAAATCCGAGACTGCGTGCCAGGTCTGCGAGTTCTCTCTTGTCATTGATTTTTGCTAGTAATTCTATTTCGTCTGTTTTTAAATTTGGATATAATTTGGCCAAGAACTTTTGACTTTTATTATCGCCTTCTTTTTTCTTACCTTTTAACCAATAGTGAAATTGGTTACCCATCTGTGGACTTACACTAGTACAACACAACCATTGTAGTTTAGTATGACGGTTAATTTCAAAGAAGTGTTTATTCACACGCTCATTGGTAGCCATTAGGTAATAGGCCTGCATGTCTGCGCCACCTGATACATTAGCACCATATTTCAGCATTAGATAAGTTGAAAACGATTTGCGTTGTTCATCAGTAAACTTGTCATAGTAAGCACGATCCTTGCGATCATATGCAGCCATTTCATTACCAATGTATAGTGGATCTGTATTACTCACTAGCGACCTTTACGTAAATAATTTAAGATATGTGCTACACTCTGTTGTAGATTAGCGTAGTCCGTTTTCAATCTAGCGATTTCTTCTGCTTGGTCACGCACACGATCTTCTAATCTGGTAAATGCAGCCTGCCCTTCACGGATAGTCTTGTCATGCGACATTAAATTTGGGCGAGGTGGTGCATTTGGATCTACTTCGCGTTTCTTTTTCTGTTTAAATTGAGCTGGGTTAAATGCCATCGTTATTTTCCTCTGAGAGCTTATATATAATTATACATTCTTCTACCGCATGTTGTAAAGCATTATTTCGATTACGATGTTTGTATATATCCGTCCACAAGCGTTGTTCAACCAATTCTTTGGCTTGCCAGCTTTGCCCAATCATAACTCGTTCTGTAGAACCTTCTAGTCGTGCATAGGTAGTTAAACCACCATCGGGACTTTCGTATATATAGGTTCCACCTGGTACTAGATTACCCATTCCAATGCCTAATTACCCCAGCTATGATGAACAAGTTAGTGATAATATAACATACCACAATAGCTGTTCTAATAGCAGCAATAACATCTGCTTCTTGATCTGTCAGACCTTCTTTTTGACCAAGAGCCTTAGCCCACAATCTCCACATAGTTACCATATCTTTCCGTAGTCAACTACTTCACTTTGACGACTAATATCTTTAACAAAATAAGCACACAATGGATGTTCACCATCGTTAATAGGTACTGCCAACATCTGTCCTGGACGTAATTTTGGGAAATACCATTTGACGTCCTGATAGATGTCTACAATTTCCACCGGGTGGAATTCTGGTTTGAAGCTGTCCAAAGGATTAAATGTAAACGCACTAAAGCCACGATCATTGATTGATGTTAAGGGAATAACTTCCAAATCACCAAAATCCTGTTCACCAATTAGTATCTGCCAGTCCACAGGCATTTTAACTATGTTGTTGCCGATGCGTAGTACAAGTGCTGGACTATTAAATGATTCCAAAAAGATCAAAGGAATGAAGAAGTAGTCTGGATTCTTTGGATCGCTATTGTCCAATATAGCAAAACGTAGATCCTCAACTTCATCTGGAACCTCGTTCATCTCGTACGCTGTGTTTTCTAATGTCAGTATATACATATCTTATTGCCAATCGGTCTTTTCAACAACGAATGGGTAGTTAGCCTCCTTGTAAAATTGCTTTCTTTTAGTTAAATGCCGTTTGGCAAACTTGCAGGTACTGGTTATGTCCCAGATCTGTACAAAATCTTTGTCTTCAGCCTTACGTATGCCACGCCCAATCGACTGAATAACTCGAACAAAACTCTTACCAGGCTCCACAAGCACAAGATTAAAAATTCTAGGGATATTAATACCAACAGCAGCGACACCATAGGTAGCGACAATAACTTTGTCGTCCATCGTTGCCACATCGTCATATTGCTCTTTTCTATCATCTGCTTTAGTGCCTCCAGACACAAATACTGAATCTTTTATACGTTCTATTAATGCCTTACCTGGTG